GGTGTGCGCGTAGTACGACTGCCAGCGGTGGAGGGTTGCACCGGCGCTGGTGTAGACCCTGAGGAACTGGCTCTGAGAGACGACCGTCATCGGATGCCCAGGGCAGCGCGGCCGGCAGGGGTGCGGATGCGCTGCAGGGTGGCGGCCTCGGTGGCACGCATCGCCTGCTGCAGGTCAGCCATCGTGACCCAGTTCTGACCCTGCTGCTGGAGCACCGGGCCGGTCGTGACGTTGATGGTGCTGGGTCCAACCACCGAAGCGCCGCGTGCACCGCCGAGGTAGGCCGCGGCCGCGCCTGCCATCTTCGACTCAGGGATGATGTACTCACGATCGCCGCCTTCGCCAACCATGGCCAGCGTGGGGCGATCCACGACGCCGCCTTCGGCGAACTGCGGCACAGGCACCTGACCAATAAATGGTAGATTTGGTCCAGGTAATCTGTTGAAGTTGGCAATCAAGATATTGACCGCACGAATAGCCGCATTGATTGCACCAATAAAACCAACAATGAAATTGCGAACCATTTGCGTAAGATTATTGATAATGCCAGACCACAAGCCGCCAATGAACTGTCCAGCCTTCTGCCATGCCTGTGTGAAGAACCCAGCAGCTGCGCCCCATACGGTTTGGATGCTGTTGACGTAGGTCTCCCACCCCCTCATGAAGACCTTGCCAAACCAAGCCAGGAAATTTGTGATCGGCTTGACGATGTAGTTAGCCCAGAGATCAATCCAGAATTTCACATACACATTCATGTACCAATCAGCGATCTTCTGAAAGCCTCCCACCAGGTTCTCCCATACCCAGGTGAGGAAGCCCATGATCGGTTCGCGGAATGCGATGAACAGCGCCACGATCGCGGCCACCAGCAGCACAGTCAAACCGACCGGGCCAGTCACCACAGCCAGCAGGCCAGGGATCAGCGTGCCGGTGACGAACGTCAGGATGCCGCCGAGGGCACCAATAATGCTGGCGCCAAATGTACCAGCGGCAAACATTCCGCTCAATGAACCAAAGATTGAAATGATTGCAGAAATAGCAGGCGCTAGCGCAACAAAGCCAACAGCCAATGCAGTGACGCCACCAATGACAGCCTGAACCGGCCCAGGCAAGCTGCCGAACCAGTTCGCCAAATTGACAATGCCATCAGCGATGACGTTCAACGCTGGCATTAGAGCAGTGCCAATCTTGACACCCAGCTCTGTCATCTTGGTCTGAATGGCGACCACTTTATCGTTCAGCTGATCGGCTCCTTGCGCAAAGTCGGTTGACATTGTTGCGCTAAGATTCCTGATCGCGTCGCCACCACCATTCAGCAATGGGATCAAATCGGCGCCGGACTTGCCAAACAACTGGGTGGCCAATGCTGCTTTCCGCGCTGGATCTTGTATTGATTGAAACTTGTCGGCGACATCAAGCATGATCTGATCAGCTGATCGCAGCTTGCCAGATGCATCTGTAGCGCTAATGCCTAAGGATTTGAGAGCGTTAGCTGTTGCGTCATTTCCAGTTGCTAGATTTCTGTTCAGCTTGGTCAACGCGCCGCCAACAGCGCCAATACTGGTGCCGCTGGCATCTGCCGCTTGCTTGAAACGGCTCAACTGCTCAACGCTGACGCCTGTTCTTTGCGCCATGTCATTCATATCGTCGGCGGCATCAATGGCTGATTTGCCCATGGCCACCAAGCCAGCACCACTTAGCAACGGCACAAGCGTGCCCATTGCGCCCGACAAACCGCCTGCGCTTGATGCGATGCCGCGCAATCCCGCGCTGGCTTCAGTGGCCTTCTGCTTGATGCCACCGATCGCCCGGCCCAGGGCTGTGACCTGCCCCTCGCCGGTTACGTCGGCTTTGATCTGCAGCAGCGCCTGCATCACAGCCATGTCACTTCCTCCGTTTTGTCTTGGCGATCGCGTGGGCTTCCATCACCTGCACATCATCAAGCACCTGCTCGGTCACTGTCACCCCGAGCAGGCCAGCCAGCTGCAGCATCACCCCATAGTCCAACCCGATCACACCATCAATGCTAGTGCGCCATTGAGTCAGACATCGCATGAACAGATGCACCGCCGGCCAGAGGTCATGCCACAGCGTGAAGTGCGCCGGTGCCAGATGATGCGATTCCAGAATCACCCCATAGGCAGCGGCATCGCTCTGCAGCTGCGCCGTGTCACCCTTGCCAGCTTGCATGAGGTGATCCACGGCGCCGGTCAGTTTTTTGCTCGCGCCTTCTCGTGCGCCTCAAAGAACGTGGCCACCAGCACGTCGGCCACGGTGGCCACCTTCAGCAGCTGCTCCTTTGTGGCGGGTGTGCATTCCACATCGGTGCCGTCAGGGTTGGTGATGCCCTTCCAGCCGGCCAGGATCTCGGATGCGATCTCACGAGTGGGCAGCGCGTCGATCAGCTCGTCGCGTTGCACCTCGGTCTTGATCCGGTGGTAGGCCAGCTGCACCTCCTCCATCCGATCCTGCGGCAGGCGGTTGAACACCGCCTCGAACTGATGGGTGCGGTAGCGGCCGCCGTCCACCAACTCCCGGATCACGATCGGCCAGGAGAAGGTGGGCGACTGTTCAAGGATGAAGGCCATCAGGTGAGAGCGAGGGAGAAGTCGTTGTTACCGCTGCCGCTGGGCAGCAGGCGGAATGGCAGGGTGATCATCGTCACGCTGTCGCCATCCTCAATGGTCGGCGCATCAAACGCACAGGTGCTGGCGTTGAAGGTGATGATATTGCCGGCGGTGGCGCCATGCACCCAGCTGATCGCGCCGGTGGTCTGGTTGCTGGCCAGGGTGAGGAAGTCCTTCGTGGCGAAGGCAGGCAGCTCGATCGTGATCGAGCCGGTGGCTTTGCGGTCAGTGACCAGCACCTGTTTAGTGCAGCCGGCCAGCTGGCGGAACACAGTCTCGACACCCAGCGACAGGGTGAATGACTGCAGGCAGGCGCTGAAGCCATGCACGCTGACGCTGGTGGTGTTGTCGGCATTGACCACCACGGGCGCAGCCTGGGCGGAGTAGGTTTCCGACGGCCGGCTCAGGGCGCCGGGGGCGGCATACAGCCCCATGTGCTCAAAGGCGATCGTCGGGATCTCACCCACGGTGAGGCTGATCTCTGCAGTGCCACGGATGCCGGTGATCGCCTGACGGCTGCCGTTGTCGGCGTAGAAGTCGCAGGTGTAGGAGCTGTGACTGGAGGATGCCGGGGCGTAGGTAACGCTGGTGCTGGCGACCACCGTCTCGCTGCAGGCCGAGGCCATCATCAGCGGCGCCCAGCGAGGGGCGGTGCCAGCGGTGCCGGAGCCGGCCAGTTCAACCGTGGCCTTGAGCGGCACCGATCGCTGAGCAACCACGCTGGCGCGGTTGCCCATGTATGCCTGAATGGTTTCGCGCTCAACCAGCTCGAGCGCTAGGGGCTCAATGTCGAGCTCGGTGAACAGCAGGGCATCGGTGGCAGCGGGGCTGCTGCTGGTGCCATAGGTAGCCTCGGTCTTGACAAGAGCCAGGCGATTGCGCCACAGGGCCATGGGTCAGTCCTCAGATTCGGGGGCGGTGTCTGCAGCGGCGGCGGCGGGCGCCGTCTGCTGCACGCACAGCCAGGAGCCACCGGAGAGGATGTAGCTGCCACCCTCGGCGGGCGGTGGCGGCAGAGGTGCATCCTCAGCCTGCGGCTTGATCTGGGTGCGAGCCATTGACGCAGACATGATCTGTGACCAGCCTAGCTTGGCCTGTGCTATGCAGACTCCAGGTTGTTGGCCAGGGTGCGGTAGCGCACCTGATAGGTGCAGACGAGCCAGAGGGATGTGAGATCGGCCTTGTCGCGCTGTGGATCGGTGCCGAGCGGGATGATGTCCAGCGCCAGTCCGCCGAGGGTGCGGTCGGCCATGAGCAGGCTGTGAGCTGAGACGCGGATCGGATCGGCCAGCTGATCAGGGATGCTGCCACGGGTGTGGATGGCGATGAGCACCGGCAACGTCCAGTCGAGTTTGCAGGTGCTCATCTCCCGGGCAGATTCGCCGCCGGGCTCGATCACCATGGCGGGCGCCTCATCACGTGAGAAAGCCTCCACCCTGGAGCGGTAGACGGTGCCGATGCCGGCGGTGGCCGCCAGGGTGGTTGCGATGTGGGCGAGGATCTGCTCGCTGCGGGAGGCCATGATCAGGTGTCCTTGCTGTCGGCGTAGGCAGGCTGCTGCTTGAGCCAGGCGTAACCGATCGCCAGCGGGTTGACGCCAGGTTGGAGTTCAGCGGTGGGTGCGAACTCAGTGCGATCGAGGATCGGCTTGGGGCCGGATTTGGCGGCGGCTTCAGTGGCGTAGTGGGTGACCTGCAGGGGCAGGCCCTGCTTGTCGGCGCGGAGCAGGGAGATGCGGGCGTAGGCGCCGG